ACGATGATACAGTCATGGAAGGCTGGATACGTTTTTGTGAAAACGAGTTGACATTGACTGACGGCGGTGACTTAAAGCTTTTGGATAGTTTTAAGTTATGGGCTGAGGACATCTACTCCTGGTTTTACTTTGTAGAGCGAAGTGTGTGGGTTCCGAATGCTTATAGTAGTGGTGGTCACTATGAGATTCGAAAGATCAAAAAACGTCTTCGTAATAAACAATATCTGATCGTGGGTCGAGGCGCAGCCAAGAGTGTCTATTGCACATGTGTTCAGGCTGATGGCCTTATCTTAGATTCCGATGCGACTGACCAGATTGTAACTGCTCCAACGATTCGTCAGTCAGAAGAAACGCTATTACCATTAAAGATTGCCATTGCTCGTTCAAGAGGTCCTGTCCTTCAGTTTATGACAGAGGGATCACTTCAGAATACGACGGGAAGTAAAGCAGATCGTGTTAAGATCGCTTCAACCAAAAAAGGCATAGAGAACTTTATCACAAATTCCATCATTGAAAGCAGGCCCATGAGGATAGACAAGCTTCAGGGTGCAAGATGTAAGTATGCAACAGTTGATGAATGGCTTTCCGGCGATGTGAAAGAAGATGTTGTCGGTGCTTTGGAGCAAGGCGCTTCAAAAGTCGATGATTGGCTGATCGTTGCAACAAGCTCTGAAGGCACTGTCCGAAATGGACCTGGCGACACAATCAAAATGGAATTGATGGACATACTGAAGGGCACTTATCGAAATCCTCATGTGTCTATCTGGTGGTATAAACTTGACGACATAAGTGAACTGAACAATCCGAACATGTGGGTAAAAGCAAACCCGAATCTTGGAGCGACAGTTACTTATGAAACATACCAGATCGAATTAGAGAGAGCTGAGAAGAATCCCTCTGTTCGAAATGATATTCTGGCAAAGAGATTTGGTCTTCCTCGGGAAGGCTATACATATTTCTTTACTTATGATGAGACGAAACCTCATAGAAGACAGTACTTTGATGGAATGGCATGCTCTCTTGGAGCAGACTTGTCTCAGGGAGACGACTTTTGTGCATTTACGTTTCTATTTCCACTTCCTGGTCAGGGCTTTGGTGTAAAAGCAAGAAGCTATATTACATCTTATACCTTCAATAAACTTCCTCGCTCTTTACGTAGTAAGTATGAAAACTTTATGCGTGAAGGTAGTCTGATTGTCATGGAGTCGTCGGTTCTTGACCTAGGCGATGTCTATGAAGATCTCTATAAGTTTATTGGTGACAGGAAATACAATGTACAGTGTCTTGGATATGACCCCTACAATGCCCCGGTCTTTATCAATCGTTGGGAAATTGACTATGGTCCTTACGGAATCGAAAAGGTTCCGCAGGGTGTAAAGACGGAATCAGTCCCACTCGGAGAAATTAAGATCATGGCAGAGAGAAGACAGCTTTTCTTCGATGAAGAGATCATGACTTTTTGTATGGGAAACTGTGTAGCACAGGAAGATACGAACGGAAATAGAAAACTCTTAAAGAAGCGCCGTCAGGAAAAGATTGATAACGTGGCGGCTCTTCTTGATGCCTATATTGCTTATAAAGCAAATAAAGACATGTTTGAATGATCCTTTAGAAAGGATATAAGATGCGATGGATGAACAGAATGAAACTTATCTTGCTCATTATGGTGTCCTTGGTATGAAATGGGGAGTCAGAAAGAATCCTCAGAGAGCATATACGAAAGCGTCTAAGAAGTACAATAAGCTTGAAAAGAAGGCTAATAAAAGCCTGGATCAAGCTGGCAAGTATAATCGAAGACGGACTAAGTATAGTCTTGGCAATATTGGAAATTATAATGAGGCAAGAGCAAAACGTTCATATGACAAAGCTTATAAACGAACCAAGAAAGCTGCAAAGTGGATGAAAGCTATGAAGAAAGAATTCGCTAAGCAGGATGTAGTTTCTTTGGATCAGGACTTAGTCAATAGAGGCAACATTATGATTGAACGATATCGAAATATGTCTGTAAAAGGTTTACCGTAAAGGAGTGATGATATGAATCAAAATGATTATTATATTGCTTTTGATGAAAACGGTACTCCTTACATTGAGCATGGCGTCTTTGACAATGTTAAGAAAACCGTTAGCAATGTAGCGTCGACGGTATCTAACGCTGCAAAAGGCGTTGGCCGAGGTGTGCGAAAGAACCATAAATATATTCTTAAGGTCTTCGAAAATGGCAAGAACAGGTATTTTTATGAGCAGTCTGAAGTAGATGCTTATTATAGGGCAAAGAGAGCTGGCATTAAGAATGCTGCTGAATACGTGCAGAATAAGGCTAAGAATGTTGGCACTTATGCTAATGACATGATTAACAAAACCAAAGAAACTGTCAAATCTACTGCCGACAAAGTTACTGGCGCTGCTGCGAATAAAAATGTTGAGATTGCTAAAAAGAATGCTGACGATGCAAGCCGCTGGGCAAAGATGACTGAACGTGTTCATAAGGAAAATATAGCTAATTTTAAGCAGAATCCTACCGAGGCTAATCTTGCCAGAGCTAAACAGTCTGGACAGGCTGTAACAAAGGCAAATCAAAATGTGAAGAATGCTAAAGAAGCAGTAAACGATGCTAAAACAAAAGCCGCATGGCATCCTGCAAATATAGCTAAAGACATTGCGAGTGAAGCTAAAAAGTCTGTAGACTCGGCTGGCGATAAAGTTCAGCAGACTGCTAAGGATTTAATTGACACTGCTAAGAGAAAAACCGGAATAAAAGCAAAAGAAGACGTTGTAGATGCTCAAAGTGCAGTAAAACAAGCTACTAGAGACTACGGAAGAGCTGAAAGAGAACGTCGAGAAGCTACAAAGAATGGTGAGCCTGATAGCCAAGGCCAAAAATGGTATAGGACTGAAGAAGAAGCTAAACGCGCTGGTGATGCTGAACTGGCTGCAGTAAGAGCAAAGAATGAAATTGCAAATAGAAAAGATGCGCTTCGTGGTGCTCAGAGTCGTTACGATGATACTCTTCTTGGTAAAGCTGAAAAAGCAGCTTCTTCTGCTAAAGACATGGTAAATAAAGCAAAGTCTGCAGTTAAAGATACTGCAGAGAAAGCGACTTCTTCTGCTAAGGACATGGTAGATCAGGCTAAAGCTGCAGCAAAGAGTACTGTAAATAAAGTTAATGGTACAGCTAAAGCTATTTCAGAAAGAAACGACAAAGCATTAGAGCAAATGACAGCTGCTGACAAAAAATATCGTCAATATTTAGATTCTTTAGGTTCTCGCGCAAATGATAATGCTCAGTTAACTGAAGCTGAGAAGCAAAAGAAAGATAAGTTATATAAAGAATTGAGCGGTTATCAAGGGCTTTATGAATTAGCGAATAAGGATTATAGAGAACTTGCTAATAGAGATACAGTTCAAGACATGATTGATCAAGCTAAGGACTCTGTCAGAAATAAGCCTGTTAGTATTATGCCTACTCCTAGCGAAAAGAGTAGTACAAAAAAGACTTCTTATAGTGAATGGTCAGAAAATGATAAAGATTTCGATGAGAAGAACTACAGTAAAGATAATCATGTATCTGATACTGACTTTTACACTTTTAAACGAAATGATGGTAAATGGGTTGTACTTGAAGAAGATATGAAATGGGTACTTCCTGATGGCGTTACTGGCAATGATCCTGGCATTAAGAGTGCTTTGAAACAATTTTCTGATCATACTTCCTCTGCAAAGGCAATCGGTAATGAAAACTATACAAATAGTCAGTGGATTGATGCTGTTACTGATGCTATTGATGAAGCTGCAGATAAAGTAAAGAAGAACAAATAATTTATTACGGAGGTGATTCCAAACGCCCTCATTTACTGAGCGAATCGTAAAGGCTTGGAACGCCTTTAGAAACAAAGATCCCACTCCAAGATATGATTTGGGATCATATAATTTTAGTACGTATTATAGACCGGATCGTCGAAGACCTCATATCGGGAACGAACGGTCTATTATTGCGCCTTTACAGAATCGTATGGCCGTTGATGCAGCCTCTGTCGATCTGCGGCATATCCGACTTGATAAATATGATCGGTATAAAGAAGATATCAAAGATGAACTGAATTTACTCCTTACAAAAGAAGCAAATTTAGATCAGTCAGCCAGAGAGTTCAGGCAGGATATTTATGCTTCTATGCTTGATGAAGGCTATGTGGCTGTTTGTCCGATCATAGCTGATGTTAATGAGGATACCTATACGATTAAGCGAATTAAGTCAGCTCGTGTTGGTAAGATTATAGCCTGGCATCCGCAAGACATTGATGTGGAACTTTATAATGAATATACCGGTGAGCGAGAGCAGCTAAGATTTCTGCAAAATCCTTTCTACGAGATCATGAATGCGCCGAATTCGCTGATGATGCGTCTGAGGCAGAAACTGGCCTTGCTTGACAAGATCGATGACAAGACCGCCTCAGGAAAGCTTGATATGATCATTCAGCTTCCTTATTCGACCAGGCATGAAACGCAGAAGGAAAGAGCAGAGTCCAGAAGGCATGATCTTGAAGTTCAGCTTAATAACTCTCGTTATGGTATCGGTTATATCGACGCCAGCGAAAAGGTGATTCAGCTCGGCAGACCTCTTGATAATAATCTTCAAGCTCAGATCGATTCTCTGAATAAGCAGATTCACGATCAGCTTGGTGTAAGTCCGGAGATCTTAAACAATACAGCTGACGAAGGTGCATACCAAAATTACATTCAAAACATTATTGAGCCGATCGTAAGCACTTTGGTTGATGGACTAAATAGACGTTGGATCAGTGATGCCGCCTATACACAAGGACAACGAGTGATGGCATTTTATGATGCTTTCCGTGTTGTTCCGCCGAGTAAGGTGGCTGATCTTGGTGATAAGCTTCTGCGAAATCAGATCCTGACGCCAAACGAAATGAGAGGTATTCTTGGCTTTAAGCCGTCTGAACAGGAGAATGCCGATATGCTCTTTAACCCGAATATGCCTGCTGAAATGCAGATGAATCCTGGAGAAATTCCTCAGGAAGGGTTAGAGACTC